GTGGGTACGATCCGGGGCAATCGATCGCATTGAATGCGCACCCGCGATCGATACGCGTTGCCGCGGCGTAGTTCGCGAGCATGTCGCGAAATACGTAGTGCCGCGTGTATGGCTGCGTCGCAGCGACCTGATTCGCATCGTGCGCGGTACACATCGATGACGAGCCTTGGTCCGACGCATCCCAATCATTCGACTTGTGACGAACCGATTTTCCCGTCACACGAAGGGGGGCCTCGAGGAGCCCCTGTTTGACGGGGCGCTCCTTCGTAGGCGACCCGAACTGGCGTGATGCGCCCGCGTTGGCGGCCCGCATGACCGTCGGGGTAACGCCCTCGGTCAGCTTGCACGCGGGGAATTTCGGCGGGGGGACGTACGATGTGGCCGTAGTC